ATTGACCAGGTTATCAAAGAACTCCAGACTGGCGCATCCATTGAGGACTTCAACCAGAAGATTCGTAACTACGCTAAAGCTGCAGTGCCTGAGTGGGCAAAGAAGTTAATTGACCAGGGCAGCGATTTAACCGACATTATTAGCCCATATCGAGCAACAATGGCAGATGAACTAGAAATTCCTTACACATCTATTGATGTTACTGATTCATTTATTCAAAATGCTTTATCATCTAATACAAGCCTTGCAGATATGCGTAAGCAATTACGTCAAGATTCTCGTTGGCAGTACACAGATAGAGCAAGAGAGTCAGTTTCTAACGCAGCACTTAAAGTCCTTCGTGACTTTGGATTCCAGGGGTAAAGATGGCACGCAAAGATAGAGATATGCCAGATGGCGCTAGAACTCCTGCATCTTTTTCAAATGTAGATGAGCAAAGCCAAGCAGCAGCAAAGAGAGCATTAGCGCCAACAGCAGCGTCAGCGCCAAAATTTCAAACATCTCTTGAGGCTGCGCTAGGTAGAGATATTGGAAAGTCTACTGCTACAAAAGAAACATCTGCAGAGCGCACTGCTCGCATTGCTGCTGAACGTGAAAAAACTCAGGCTGGACTAAACCCAGATAATCCAATGCCAAGTGAAGATCCAGGTCCAGGAATGTACTGGGCTAACTTCGGTGGCACTTGGCGCAAATACAAATATGTAACTGACTCATCAGGTGGCGGTGGCGGTGGCGGCGGTGGCGGTGGCGGTGGCGGTGGCGGTTCAACAAACTTCACTGGATCTACAGCAACTGCTGGACTAAAAACTCCAGAACAAATTGCAGCCGATGCTGCAAATGCCAGAGCGCAAGGTGAACGTCAATCAGCCTATGACTTGCTTTATTCACAGTTTAAGATATTTGGCCTTGAAGCACTTGTAGAACCACTTAAGGGTCTTATTACATCAGGTGCATCACCTGCAGAATTTACTATTAAGCTACGTGAATCAGATGCTTACAAGAAGCGTTTTTCTGCAAATGCTCAACGCATTGCTAAAGGATTGCGTGCTCTACGTGAAGATGAATACGTTGCCTTAGAAGATCAATATCAAAATGTAATGATGCGTTACGGATTACCTGAGACCTATTACACAAAGGGCGAATTAGGTAAGCAAGAAGGATTTGAAAAATTCTTAGAAGGAGACGTATCTCCAATGGAATTAGAAGATCGCATTACAACTGCACAGAAGCGTGTTCTAAATGCTAACCCAGAAGTTGCTGCAGCGCTTAAGGAATTTTATCCTGATATTACAAATGCTGACATATTGGCGTATACGCTTGATCCTAAGAACGCTATCGAGAATATCAAGCGCAAGGTGACAGCTGCTGAAATCGGTGGAGCTGCTACGCAAGCAGGACTCAGGACTGGTATGACTCGTGCAGAGGAACTTGCCGCTGCAGGTATTACTAAGCAACAAGCACAGCAAGGATTCCAGACAGTTGCAGAGGTTGCTCCACGTGGTGGACAACTAGCAGCAATCTATGGTGAATCACCATACACACAGCAAACTGCAGAGACTGAAGTCTTCGGACTTGCTGGTTCAACAGAGGCTGCAAAGCAACGTAGGAAATTAACGCAACTAGAGACTGCCGCATTTAGCGGACGTGCCGGTAGCGGTGCAATAGCACGAGATAGAGCCGGAGTACTATAAAGCCTGCCACTAGAACGACTGGCCTAGTGGAGCGATAACAAGACCAGGAGTAGGAGCCATACCGTTTCCCCAAACGAATATGAGGCCTGCGCCAACAACTAATAGGGAGAAGGACCACTATGTCCAATTACGACTACGAGGATGATGACGAGTTCACAAATGATGACTCATCAAACGATCTAGTAAAGCAACTACGCAAAGCGTCTAAAGCAAAAGACAAAGAACTAAATGAGCTTAAGGCTCAGTTTGAGTCTTTGAATAAGGCCCAACGCGAAAGAGCAATAAAGGATGCCCTCGCAGCTCGCGGGGTAAACAGCAAAATTGCTTCATTTATCCCACAGGATATAGACCCAACTGAAGAGTCTGTATCTAAATGGCTTGAAGATTATGCCGATGTATTCGGTATTGAAACAAGCCAGACCCAGGCAACACCTAACGTAAATCCAAACGATGCTGCAGCATACAAGCGTATGACAAACTCCGCAGACTCTGGTGTATCACCAGAACACAATGGAGACATTATGCAAAAACTTATGAACGCTAACAGCAAAGAAGAACTGGACGAAGTTATTAGGTTGTCTGGACTCTAATCCGATCCTAAACAAGAAAGGCTAAACCACAATGGCAACCCCACAAGGTACCCCTACCAGTACTGGTAACATCACCGCACTTGTGCAGGCAGCATACGATCAGTATGTAAGAATGGCGCTTCGCTCCATTCCTGTTATGCGCTCACTTGCAGATGTTAAGCCAGTACAACAGGCAATGCCAGGATCATCAGTTGTTTTCTCAATCTATTCAGATTTGGCTCAGGCTACATCTACATTGACAGAAACTTCAGATGTATCAAGCATTGCACTAGGTAACCCATCACAGGTTACAGTAACACTGAACGAATACGGTTCAGCAGTTACAACAACAAAGAAGTTAAACCTAACTTCATTCAACGACGTTGATTCAGCACTTGCTGACATCATCGCGTACAACGCAGCAGATTCTATTGACAACGTTGTAGGTCAGGTCCTCTCAGCAGGAACTAACGTGATCTACTCAAACGGTCCATCAGGAACTGCTCCAACATCATCAGCAACAGTTCTACCAGTAGACACAATGACAGTTGCGGATATCCGTAACGCTGTTGTATCACTACGCACAAACAAGGCATTGCCTCGTATGGGTGAACTATATGCTGCATACCTACACCCACGTCAGTCAGCCGATCTTCGCGCTGAAACTGGTACAGGTGGATTCCAGGAACTAACAAAGTACGTTGAGCGTACACCGTTCGTTGCTGGTGCAGTAGGCGTTATCGAAGGCGCTTTCATCGTTGAGACACCACGTGTTCTAAACGGTCTAAAGCTAGCTACAGGTATCACACCTACAGTTGCAATCACAAACGTTGCTTTGACATCTAACGTAGTAACTATTACTACAGCAGTTGCTCACGGTCTTGGCGTAGGTCAGGTTGTAACAGTTGCTGCTACTACAAACACAGCAGTTAACGGCACATTCACCATCACAGGTGTAACATCAACAACATTTACATACGCATTGACAGCATCTAATATCACATCAGTTGCTGACACAGGTACTGTAACATTTACTAACAACTACCGTGCGATCATCGCAGGTCGTGAAGCATTGGCTGAAGCACAAGCTGCAGACATCTCAACCGTTATCGGTCCAGAGATTGACGCACTACGTCGTTTCCGCACAATCGGTTGGTACTACTTCGGAGGCTTTGCACGTCTTCGTGAAGCGGCTCTATTCCGCATTGAGTCATCTGCAACAAACGGATAATTCAGATAGTGCAACGGCAGGGGGTAGGGAAACCTACCCTCTGTCACTTAGGAAAGGTTGGATATGCCATACACATTAGTAACTCCGTACCAGTGGCAAACCTGGGGCGCAGGATTAAACGAGTTCACTCCGTACTCACGCCTTGCAGGTCGTCGTCTTAACGGTGGCACTATTGATGGTGACATTGCTCCAAGCCTTACAGACATTCCACGCGGTCAAACTTTGATTGTTAATGGGACTAATGTCATAGCAACATTGACTCCAAGCCAAGATGATCTAGCATCAGCTAGTTACTACTTCCTCGGTGGTCACGAGTATGAGATCAGCGATTACCAAGCAGGCGTTCTTACCGCTGCCGGATACGGAAGTTGGATAACTCCAGTATGAGTTTACATAGACGAACAACACACCTTGAGTATGTCGAAGGATGCTTTGGCTGCAAGGTAGGCGAACTAGAGTTGAGCGTAGGGGTGGCAAATCACAGAGGTATACCTACTGCTAAGCAACACGATAAGGAACTACAGTCTTATTATGATGCAACACGACAGGGTATAGAACCACGTTCAACGAAGAGCAAAGATATAGATGCAGCAGTTCAACTTTCCAATGAGGCCGGTAAGGCTTTTGATGGAATCTCAATGACCTTCAAAGACTAAGGAGATGCAATGCCAAACGTAGACGGAAAGAAGTTTCCATACACAGCAAAAGGTAAGATGGATGCAAAGAAAGAAATGAAGAAGAAGATGATGAAGAAGGCAGCCATTAAGAAGATGGGAAAGAAGAAGTGATGTATAACTCAGAAAACGGCAAGATGGATGATATGGGCTTAGAAGAAGATCTAATGCCTTACCCATCATCAGACAAGCAATACCCAGGTGCAGCTAAGTATTCATCTTATGAATCAATCCAGACAGGTGCTCTAGGAAAGAAGGCAAAGTAATGCCAGTTAGAAAACCAGGTAAGTGCCGCAAGTGTGGCAAGTCAGACAAAGCGTGTAAGTGCTAATGAAGAAAGCAGCACAGAAGGCTAAAGTAGCCAAGGTAATGCGCGAGTTTAAGAGTGGCACATTGCGCTCTGGATCTAAGAAAGGCCCAGTAGTTAAGGGTAAGAAGCAAGCAGTTGCTATTGCTCTATCTGAGGCAAAGATGACCAAGAAGAAAATGGGCAAGAAGAAGTAATGGCTAAATCTCCAGCGTGGCAAAGAGCAGAGGGCAAGAACCCAAAGGGTGGCCTCAACGCAAAGGGTCGTGCCTCTGCCAAAGCGCAGGGGATGAACCTAAAGCCTCCAGTTAAAAAAGCTGAGGCAGCTAAGTCTCCTAAGTCTGCAGCTAGACGTAAGTCTTTCTGTGGTCGTATGTGTGGGATGAAGGCAAAGAACACTTCTAGTAAGACTGCTAGAGATCCGAACTCAAGAATAAACAAGTCACTTCGTGCTTGGGATTGTAAGTGCAAATGAAAAAGAAAACAGCATTCTGGGATAAACCAAATCCTAATAAAAAGTCAAAAGCATTAACGCCAACGCAAAAGAAACAAGCAAAGGCAAGAGCCAAAGCAGCAGGGCGACCATACCCCAATCTAGTAGATAACGCTGCAGTCAAGAGAACTAAGAAGAAGTAGGAGATATAGGTGGCACTAGGACAATACGGCACAACGTTATTAGATGAACTTAATCGTTTGGCTAATGGTGGCACCTATCGAGCACCAGGCGAAATGGTTGGCGAAGCCCTTGCTGCAAAGCAATGGGCAACCCAACGCTCAGTATCTACAAACTTAACAGACACAGTGGGAGTTCTAAATGCGATTGCGGGTACGTCTACTACTAATCGTCTCGATTACAATGGTGTATGTAACCTCATCGCTGGTACTTTTCAACTACCTGCAGCGCAAGCTCTCAGAGCGGTGTCATCTTGAGTGCTAAATATAACTTGGTCTGTGACCAAGCAACTACATTCAACTTCCAGTTTAAGATTCTAAACGACAACACTCCTTGGAATCTTAATGGGTATACAGGCGTTATGACAGTACGCCCATTCGTTGGTGCTAATACTACAACTGTAGTGGCATCTACTGACAATGGTCGTATGGTTTTTCAAGGTGGTAATGGAACCATTACGGTAACTATTAGCGCAGATGTAACTGCTGCAATCGTAGCAGGACGTTATGCCTATGATCTAGTGCTTGACTCTGGATCAGAGGTTACAAGAATTCTCGAAGGCAAGTTTATTGTGACAGGGGCGGTAACAACGTGACCACTATAATTGTTATCGAAAACATCACGCCACAAGTGGCGGTAGAGCTTTCGCAAGACCAAGGACCTCAAGGATCTCCAGGTGTTACTGGACCTACAGGACCTGCCGGTCCTACGGGAACAACTGGATCAACAGGTGCTACAGGGGCAACAGGTGCCACTGGTGACACTGGTCCGACAGGAGCAACAGGTGATACAGGAAGTACTGGGCCGACTGGCCCAACGGGTGCCACGGGTCCTAATGGAGCCACGGGTGACACAGGACCTACAGGCCCAGCGGGAGTTACGGGAGCAACAGGTCCAGCAGGACCTACAGGTGTTACAGGAGCAACGGGAGATACTGGACCTACGGGACCAGCTGGAGCAACTGGAACAACAGGAGCAGTTGGTGCGACAGGACCTCAAGGAGCGACTGGCCCACAAGGTGCCACAGGCGTAACAGGTCCCACAGGACCACAAGGAGTTACAGGCGATACAGGTGCCACTGGACCAGTAGGTGCAACAGGTCCCGTAGGAGCCACAGGCCCACAGGGTGTGACTGGAGATGTCGGACCTACAGGTTTAACAGGCGCTACAGGCCCCGTAGGGGCTACAGGACCTATCGGAGCAACAGGTCCTCAAGGCGTTACAGGAGATATTGGTCCAACAGGACCCGCAGGAGTTACTGGTCCAGTAGGTGCTACAGGACCGCAAGGAGTTACAGGTGATGTTGGACCTACTGGCCCTGTTGGTGCCACTGGCAATATTGGGCCTACTGGTCCTGTTGGCGCAACTGGACCGGTAGGAGCTACAGGTCCTGTCGGTGCTACAGGAACTACTGGTGCCGTTGGAGCAACAGGTCCGACTGGACCTACGGGTCCTGCTGGTGCAGGTATTGCAGTAGGCGGAACCCAGTATCAGATTCTAATAAAGAACTCAGCCACAAACTATGACACTACCTGGACTAACGTGATTGATGGTGGAACTCCGTAATAGGATTCTCCTATGAGATTCCACGTTATTAGCCTGCCCCATACACAGACAACTAAAGATTATGTCAACTGCGCTTATACCGAAAAGGTTAGACGCTTTTGTATGATGATGAAAGGGTTAGGCCATACGGTCTATCTCTATGCTAGTGAAGATAACGAAGCACCAGTAGATGAACTGATTACCTGCATTACTAAAGAGCAACAACAAGAAGCTCTAGCAGGTAAACACTTTACTGAAGCAGAGTTTAATAACGAGCTGCCACACTGGCAGATCTTTAATGGCAATGCTATTAAAGAACTAGGCAAGCGCCTAGAGAAGAAAGATTTTATCTGCGTTATCGGTGGAGCAAGTCAGAAGCCTATCGCAGATGCTTACCCTAACCACATCACAGTTGAGTTTGGTGTGGGTTACGGTGGAGTCTTTAGCAAGTACAAGGTCTTTGAATCATACGCTTGGATGCACAGTATCTATGCAATGTTTACAAATCCAACAACAGTAGATGGCAACTTCTATGATGCGGTTATTCCTGGTTACTTAGAACCAGAGATGTTTCCACTGCAAGAAAAGAAAGAAGATTACTACCTATACGTTGGACGTATGGTAGATCGCAAGGGACTGGTCATAGCACAGCACGTGTCTAAAGAACTAGGACTCAAGCTGATTATGGCAGGACCTGGTAAAGATCCAAAGATTGAGTATGGCGAGTGGGTAGGACCGGTAGGTCCTGATGAGCGAGCAAAGTTAATGGGCGGTGCTACTGCTTTATTTGCACCAACGCTATACATAGAACCTTTCGGTAACGTTGTTATCGAAGCACAGACCTGTGGAACTCCAACAATTACCACAGACTGGGGAGCGTTTACAGAAACTAATCCCAATGGAGTTACTGGATACCGTTGCAGAAATGCAATGGAGTTTGCAGCAGCTACAGAGTGGGTAAAGGATTTAGACCCAGTAGCAATACATAAGCGAGCAGTGTCCTTGTATTCCTTGGATGCTGTAGCACCACAATATGAACAGTATTTTGCACGACTGCTAACTCTATGGGGAGATGGCTGGTATGAGAGGAAATAATGCCAACACTGAACGAACTGGTAGACGAGGTAAAGGCTAACTTACAAGGTTACGCACTTCGTCAGGACCGCATTACCTATGTCGCCAACCCTGGTGGGTTGACTACGACAACTACTGAAATCTATGTAGGTAGCCAGAATAACCTTGCTAAAGGTGTCATCGAAATTGATGACGAACTTATGTGGATTGATTCATTCGATAAGGCAAGTAATATACTTAACGTTATCCCAGGCTTTGGTCGTGGTTACCAAGGAACTACAGCAACACCTCACGCACAGTACGCTCAAGTTACTCTATCTCCAACCTTTCCACGTAGCTCTATTAAGAAGGCTATCAACGATACGATCAATAGCTTCTATCCTAAGCTCTGGATTATTAACTCTTACACATTTACTTTTAACGCATCTCAAGTTACATACCCATTGCCAGATGATGTTGAAGGTGTCTTGTTCATCTCTTGGCAGACAACAGGTTCTAGCCAGGAATGGCTACCAGTAAATCGCTGGCGCTTAGACGGTATGGCAAACGCTGCTACCTTTAATACAAACAATACACTTAACATCTATGAGAATGTACAACCTGGTCGTACAATTCAAGTTTGGTATACAGCTACACCAAACACTCTTGATGCCAACACAGATGATTTTTCTGACGTATCTGGCCTACCAGATTCTTGTAAGGATGTTGTTGTCCTCGGCGCAGCATACAAACTACTGTCTTACCTTGATGCTGGACGAATCAATCTCTCTTCAGCTGAAGCTGATCTAAACGATTCCAAGCTGCCATCATCTGCAGGCGCTGCTGCATCTCGTTACATCTTTGCTCTATACCAGCAACGACTCAACGAAGAGGCACTCAAGTTAGCAGACAAGTATCCGATCCGTATTCACTACACCCGATAAGTAAGGAAAGACAATGACACGTAAGTATTCGTCCATCAGCGTTGCAACAACGCTGGCTGCGGGAATCTCTAATAGTGCAACCACTATGACAGTTGCATCTGGTACAGGTTCTGCCCTTATGGGTGGTGTAACTCTAGCTGCTGGAAACGTAGACATCTTCACAGTCGCACTAGATGTGGACACTCAGAACGAAGAGATTGTCTATGTTACAAATGTCAGTAGCGATACCTTCACAATCGTACGTGCTCAGGCAGGAACATCTGCTGTTACCCATACAGCAGGTGCCTCAGTTAAGCACGTACTGACAAGTTCTGATCTTGATTACTTTAATAGCGCTATTCAAAGTTCAGTACCTGCTCCAGGTACACCAACTATTGACGGAGGAACTCCGTAATGAAAACTTTAACAAACAAGAAAGCAACCAATCTAGTCAAAGGAAATAAATAATGCCAGTACAAACACAGATGCAGGTACGTCGTGGCACCGCTTCAAGCTGGACCTCAACCAACCCAACTCTTGCGGCTGGTGAGATTGGTCTTGAAACAGACACAGGAGAATTTAAGATCGGTGATGGCTCTACAGCGTGGGCATCACTTGCCTACCGTGGCGTATATCGAGGTGGAGGAAATATCTCCACAAACACAGCAGTAGATTCATCAGGTGCAGCACTTGCTGCCAACACAACTGGTCTTCAAAATGTTGCAGTAGGTACAAGTGCAATGCTTGTTAATACTACAGGTTCGTACAATACTGCTTTGGGTTACAACGCACTAGATGCCAATACTACTGGAGATCAAAACGTTGCAGTAGGTCATAACTCATTGACAAGCAATACTACAGGAACATTAAATACTGCAGTAGGTCAGTCATCATTGACTAACAATACTTTTGGTAGTAATAACATTGCCATAGGTCAAGCCGCAATGCAGTTGAATACAACTGGTGCTAGAAATATCGGCATTGGCGTTGCTGCTACACAAAAAAATACTATAGGAACCGACAATATTGGTATTGGGTATTTGGCTCTTCAAGAAAACACAACAGGTACTAGCAACGTGGCAGTTGGTGCTTATGCACTAGATGCCAACACTACGGGAATCAACAATACCGCAATTGGACGGGTTTCGCTAACAGCCAATACAACTGGAGATTACAATACTGCAGTAGGTGCTGCTGCCCTTGAAGCCAACACCATAGGAAGATTTAATACCGCACTAGGTTATGGCGCTCTGGCCCTTAATACAACTGCTAATGAAAATACGGCAGTTGGTTATTTAGCACTACTTTCTAACACAACAGGCGCAGCCAACACAGCAGTTGGATCCTATGCTCTTGACGCCAATACAGTAGGTTTCAACAATACTGCAGTTGGCTGGGCAGCACTTACAGTAAATACCACTGGTAGTTATAATACTGCTATCGGTCTAAATGCAATGCGAAATACAACAACTGGTAGTTCAAATACTGCAATTGGCGAAGGCACATTAGTAAGTAACGCGACTGGTTCTGCGAATGTTGCCATCGGTAATGGTGCTTTGTATGAGTCAACTGCTGATTACAATACAGCAGTAGGACACGAAGCATTACGATTTAACACAATTGGAACTCTTAATGCCGCTTTTGGAAAGAACGCACTTCGTGCCAATACAACTGGTAACTATAATACAGCAGTAGGTATGGACGCTCTTTATTCAAATACTATAGGTCAATATAATACTGCTGTTGGTAGACAAGCATTGCTTGGCAATACAACTGGCAATGGCAATACCGCAATGGGATTAAATGCCCTTGATGCAAATACAACTGGTTCTAATAACGTTGCTTTCGGTCAGGATGCACTAGGAACACAAACCACAGGTGTTAACAACACTGCAGTTGGAACATCTGCATTATTTTCTAATACAAGTGGCGAAAATGTTGCATTAGGTTATCAAACCCTATACGGCGCAACTGCTAATCAAAATACTGGCGTGGGTCCTTACGCTGGAAGTTCATTAACAACTGGTGTAAACAACACAATGCTTGGTTATAACGCTCAAGCTTCATCTGCAACCGTATCTAACACAATCACACTAGGCAATTCTTCTATTGCAACATTGCGTTGTCAGCAAACATCTATCACCGCTCTTTCAGATCAGCGTGATAAGTCAAACGTATTAGAAATTCCAGTAGGTCTTGACTTTGTTGAAGATTTACGCCCAGTAACATTTACTTGGGATACACGCCCTGAGTATGATTCAGATGGCAATGTAATCCCTAACGCTAATGATGGCCTGCAAGAAGGTGGCTTTATTGCTCAGGAACTTCTTGCTACAGAAGAGAAGTTTGATACTCGTGACTGGACTCGTATCGTCAGCACAGACAATGAAGACCGTTTAGAAGCTGCTCCAAGTAAGTTAATCCCTATTTTGGTCAAGGCAATACAAGAACTTTCAGCAAAGGTCGCTGAACTAGAAGCAAAGGTAAAATAATATGACAGTAACAAAGACACTTACTAAGGCTACTCCTACAGTTGACCTTGCAGGCAAGGTTACAAAGTGGGACGTAGAGGTTGAATACACAAAGGATGACTACACAGCAAAGTTCACAAAGTTTGCTGAGGTAGATCCAACTAAGGCACCAGAGGCTTTTACAAAGGCAGAACTTTGGGGGCTTGCAGGAGAGGCGCATCTTGACGCAGTGTTCGATTCTATGTACGAATCAACCCACTCAACACAGGCTCCAGCTGAGTCCAAGGTAGACGGGTTTGATGTAGACTCTCTTAAGTGAAGAGAGTACTAATCGCCACACCGTCTTACGACGGCACCGTAGATGTCTGGTATGCCAGCGCACTACACCAAACAACCATACTTGGACTACAGAATGAGATCTATTTTCATCCTGTGTTTATGTCCTACGATGCTCTGATACAGCGAAGCCGCAATGACCTTGTGGCTTTGGCTGTAGAGCAAGAGTTTGATGGCATCTTATGGATTGACGCAGATATGGAATGGCACCCACAGTGGGCGCTAGACCTGGTTGATTCAGGTAAAGATGTTATCGGACTACCAGTAATCAAAAAGTCAGCAACTGAAGAGTCATACAACATCAAGTGCAAGCCAGAAGATCTGGTAGCAAATAATGAAGGACTTATCAGCGTTGAATCAGTAGGCACAGGGTTTCTATACTGGAGCAAAGCTGCTTACACAAACCTTTGGGATAACAGCCAAGAGTATGTCCACAACGGACAAGACAAACGCTGGATTTTTGAGGTTAAGATTCAAGACGGTGACATCATCTCTGAGGATGTGCTCACCTGCCAGAAGTTAAAAGAAGCTGGCTTTGATATCTTGATTGACCCAAGCAAAACCTGTAACCACGTAGGAAAACTAAAGTTCCAGGGTAACTTCGCATCCTTTATGGAGCGAATAAAACAATAAGTTATAGACCTGAACACGTCTCTAAACTGTTCATCTTTTTATGCCACAAACAAAGGAGCAAGTAGATGCCATACGGCGATGATATTACCGAGGGAATACCCTATTCATTATCTAACCCTGCTGGATCTACTACCTACTCAGCTACAGGTGAAGCATACGATGTAGCTATTGGTGGATTACCGTTCTTCTTATTTAACTCTGACGATACACCTTATCGTCGTGTAACTGCACAGTATCGTAAGCAACAGATTGACCAGAGCCGTGAGCCTGGCGAGCAGACACTGACTGGTTGGTGGCTACGTAGCCAAAGTTCTTTCCACTATGGACAAGGCATCAAGTTCTTTGAACCTATCCAAGAAGAATCACTCCGATTCCAGTACACAGAGTCTAAGGGTGTAGATGTATGGACCAAGGGACAGGCAACACTACTAAAGTCTTGCAACAACCAGCACGTTACTACTGGTGGTATTAGAACTGATGGTCGTCCGTGGCAGATGATGCGTTCTATCCAATGGGAAACTAGCGGCAATATCTATAACGGTGTGCTTCTTGCAGATGAATACGATGTAGACAAGATATTCCCATCTATTACTGTATCTATCAGCAACAAGGCATTGACATCTAATGTAGCAACCCTGACAACAACTGCAGCTCACGGTCTATCTACTGGTATGCAGATTACAATTACTGGTGTGGATGCTACCTTCAATGGTGAGTACCGCATTACAGGCGTTCCTACAACTACCACTTTTACCTATGCAAAGACAGCCAGCAACGTAGCATCTACTGCTGTATCTCCAGTAGGTACAGGCGTTGCAGAGATTATCCACTTCATTGACTATAACTCAGGCTCAGACTATCCAGTACACGCAATCTGTGATGATGGTGTCTATGCCTACTGGGTTACTAATGTACTAAATACCGGAACTCCAAGACTAAGAGTATATAAGAAGCTGCTATCTGATGACAGTTCTGTATCGCCTACCCTGATGATTAGCGATAACGGTATTACTGTAACCAACGCTGTTATGGAATACACCAAAGAGCGTATCGTTATGTGCGTCAACGATAAGATTTATGAATTTGCAACCAGCGCAACAGCACTTCCTACTGCTGTTTATTCACACAGAGATCCAGATCATATCTTTACTAGCATTACCTCATCAGGTGCTGCTATCTATTTATCAGGCTACAGCGGTATCCAGTCCAACATCTACAAGTTTACGTTGATTACAACTAGCGGTGCTACTGGCGGAACTATGCCAACACTGTCTTCTGCTATCACAGCAGCCGAGCTTCCAGTAGGTGAGATTGTATTTAAGATTGCTTACTACCTAGGCAATATGTGTATTGGTACTAACCAAGGTGTACGTCTTGCAGATGTCAATGCACTAGATGGATCTATTACTTATGGTGCTTTGATCTTTGAATCAACACAACCAGTCTATGACTTTGGTTTCCGTGATAGATATATCTGGTGTGCCTCTGGTGTTGATGGTCAAGTAGGTGTAACTCGTGTAGATATGGGGCAACCATTAGGTAACCTTCAGTTCCCTTATGCCTATGACTTATATGACCCAGCAGATACATTAGGTCACTACACAACAGCTTGTGCTTTCCTTGGTGATACCAACCGCTTAGCATTTTGCAACGCTGGCAATGGAGTAGACGGTACTATCTACATTGAATCAGCATCTACCTTGCTAGCGCAAGGAACACTACGTACAGGATACGTTCGATACAACACACTTGAATTAAAGATTTACAAGATGCTTCAGGCTCGCATTGATACCACTAATGGTGGACTATTGATTGACTCCATTGACTATGCAGATAATTTCTATCGCATCGGTACCTTTGCACAAGAGTCATTGGTTCCAGAGATTAACATTAACTATCCACAGCAATCTCAAGAGTATCTTGGCTTCCAGTTCACACTGACTCGCTCTACCACTAACACATCTAAGGGTCCATTGTTTACTGGCTACCAGATCAAGGCACTGCCTGCTATCCCACGTCAGCGACTTATCCAGTATCCACTGTCTTGCTTTGACCACGAATCAGATCACTTCGGCGTTGAGATTGGCTATGAAGGTTCTGCTTACTATCGTATGTCTCAGCTAGAATCTATTGAAAACGTGGGAGACACCATCCGCGTTGAAGACTTTAGAACTGGTGAGTCCTACATCGGACTTATCGAAGAGCTTGACTTCAGAAATGCTACCCCTTCAGATAAGCGATTCTCCGGCTACGGTGGAACGCTCTTAGTAACCATTAGGACGGTCTAATGCAGGCACAAGACTACGCAACAGTAGCTGTTGCAGTATGCACAATAGTAGGTGGCTTCGGCGCAGCAGTGCGTTGGATGGTTAAGCACTACCTTAATGAACTCAAGCCTAATGGTGGTTCATCACTAAAAGATTCAGTCACAAGATTAGAAGAACGCATAGACGACCTGTACCGATTGGTTGCAGAGAAATGAGTAACAATGAAACCTGTTGCAAAGAAAGCCACACCTGCCGCTATTGCTGTCCTTCGACAAGCCACAGCACTCAAGCCATTACGCAAGAAAGCCTCGGATGGACTACTACCAAGCAAGGCACACATCCATCAGAATCCTAATTCAGATCACAATACTGGATTCGGTGTAGACCTAACCCACGATAAGTTGGGTGGCATTGATTGTTTCCAAATATTTGAAGAACTAAAAGTAGACAAGCGTGTTAAGTATCTTATTTTCCAAGGCAAGATCTGGTCATCAGAGCGTGCCTCAGAAGGGGACCGTGAATACACAGGTTCCAATAAGCACAACAAGCATCTTCACATCTCAATCAAAGAAGGGTGTGGAGACGACACTTCCCCTTGGTTCCCTTGGATGGGCAAGCCAAAGGCTGTCGCAAAAGTTAAGGCAGCAGTTAAGCCTTTACCAAAGAAGAAAGAACCAACAAGTCCAAAGGAGTAACAATGGATAAGAACAAGTTAAAGGCAATGGCAGCTACGTACCTACGTGCTGGTATTGCATCAGTAATCGCTTTGTACCTTGCAGGCGTAACAGATCCAAAGGCTTTAGCATCAGCAGCACTAGCTGCTATTGCAGGTCCAGTGCTTAAGGCGCTAGATCCAAAAGCTGCAGAGTTTGGTCGTGGGTCTAAGTAACCCATAGCGCGAGGCAAACAGGAGGTCGGTCCCTACGGGGACCGGCCTTCTTTTTTTATGCCACAAAATTAAAACGGGCGGTTAGGTAAGGGATCCACCTTTCCAAGTTAGCTTCGCCTAGAATCCACTAACGATGTTGTTTATACCCGTAACCGCCCTATCCAATATGTACTGTATTGGAATACTTAAAAGATACCAGAGTTACTATCACCTGACAAGTGAGTCTTTAATCTGTGACAGTTAGCGCAAAGAGTTTGTAGATTGTGTGGCTCATTATTCCACCGGTCACCGTCTTTGTGGTCAACGTCGAGCTGACTGATGTGTACTGGTATGAACCCACACTGTTGACATTCTGTGCCTTTGTACTTGGCGTATGGATAGACGCTGTTGTTATAGGTTCGCTTCCATACTGTGCGACAGCGGTACCTACTAGAAAGCTGGTTCTTCTTATCTCGTAGCTTGATCTTAGTTGGACCACAGACAGAGCAGACGGCAGTGCGTTCTGCCTCGTTATGGTCAGTTAGTTTGTGGTGCATCTTTATCTACTGGACAGGGTACGACTACCAGATTCCCGCAGTTAACACAGGTTGCATCAAGGAAGTACCAGGTTAATTCGTAGTCTTCAAAGGAGGCCATAACGGCAAAGACTTGAGACCCACACGGACACACGTGAAGTGGTCCTAAACCCCGCAGATCGGTCCCAAAAGGCTCAGGAAGGGTATGTCTGCGCCATCTAAACGATGGCAGGGTTGGTAGACGGAACCGCAAGGTTACTGTACGGTTGGTACCACTGCGCCCTTTGAGGGCGCCCGTCTGTTTAATTCGCCTCACGGCTCATATTGTAACGCCCAGTATGTGTCGCTATGCGACGACACGCCGATGACTGGTATGCTCTCTAGTATGACAACAATCGCAGCTCTTGAAGGTATTGATTACGCTGTTCTAGTAGCTGACTCACAGATTACCGAGGACAACCTAGTAACGTTAGCAACGAGTACGCCGAAGATTCTTGAAGTAGGTAAGTATCTCATCGGTATCTCAGGTGATACAAGACCTGGTGACATCCTTGCTTACAACTGGAAGCCACCTGTATACAAGGGTGAAGAGCCAGCACAATTTATGGGTAAGAAGATTATCCCAAGCATTATCACAGCTTTCAATGACAACAACTACGACTACAACAAGGTGGACAAAGATGGTGGCTTCGATTATCTCATTGCTTTTAACGGCAACATCTTTCGGATTGCTTGTGATCTCTCTTTTTTCCAAGCAAATCACGGAGCGTATGGCATTGGTAGTGGGGGTCAGCTTGCTCTTGGCTACCTGTATTCAATTGTCAAACCTGATATGGAGTTAGCCTACGCAAAGAGACACGCCCGTAAAGCCGTAGAGATTGCGTCGGTCCTTGACGCTAATACTGGTAAGCCAATACAGTTGGTGGTACAGGAAAGGTTATGAAGAAACTATTTAGAAAACTTCGTTGCTGGATATGGGGACATATCATCTTTGTAGATGGAGCAAGTGCTGAGGCAACTTGTACAGAATGTGGGGAGGAGTTCTGATGGAGTTTAATACATACGAATATGTAGAACCAGAGTTCAGAGAAGTTACAGCAACAACTGAATACGCTGCACATTACTGGTTTGAGCAGGGATGGAAAGCGTGTAGACTTGCTTTCTTGTTACATAAACAAGCAGACGAAGCTGGAGCATTTAGAGTATGACAGACCCAAAGGAACTACTGCTCACTGCACTACGTGCAGGTGATGCTAAGCGTTCACGATCTACACAAGTACAGATTGGTCCATCAGAGGTAGGTGGCTGTCGCCGTAAGGTGTGGTACCGACTTAACGATCAACCTGAAACTAATGACAACGAGCTAAAGTTAGCTGCGATTATGGGTACTGCTATCCACGCAGAAATTGAACGAGCACTAGCAGATAATCCAGATGTAATGATTGAAACATCTGTTGAATACAACGGAATGAAAGCACACATTGACTGTTTCGTACCAGGTACTGGTGATGTGATTGACTGGAAGACAAGCAAGGTCCGGAACCTTTCTTACTTTCCAACCAATCAGCAACGGTGGCAGGTACAGTTATACGGCTACCTCCTAGCTAACAACGGCTATGCGGTCAACCGAGTGTCACTGGTAGCAATTGCCAGGGACGGGGACGAAAGAGATGTCAAGGTTCATACCGAAGACTACGATGAGTCCATTGCACTAGAAGCACTCGGTTGGCTAGCGGCTGTTAAGGAAGCAAAGGAAGCACCAGCACCAGAAAAAGATGCAAGTTACTGTCAACATTATTGTAAGTTCTTTGACGCATCAGGTGAGATGGGATGCGTTGGTCTAAAAAAAGAACGTACGTCAGTCAGTGAAGTAATCATTGCTGACGAAGATATTGACAAGAACGCACTGTTATATCTACAGTTAGCAGCACAGATTAAAGAGTTAGAAACACAACAGGATTCTTTGAAGGCATCCTTCGAAGGAGTAATGGGTACTACTAATTCAGGTATCGAATTAAGTTGGACAACTGTTAAAGGACGTGAGTCAGTTGACAGTGACGAGGTAGAAAAACTATTAGGGTTTGTCCCTAAGAAGGTAGGAGCTGAGAGTCAGCGACTATCAATCAAGCAAAGTGGAGGCAAGTAAATGGCTACAGAAGGTACAAAGTTTCAAGTCAACTACAAGTTGGCAGATGGAACACTAATTAATCTTTACGCAGCAAATGTTCAGGAACTAGAAACAGGTCTTAACGATCTAGGTATGGTTTCAACTTTGATTAAGGCAACAGGTGCAGAGTTCACAGGTGGACAATCAGCACCAACAGTTGCAGCAGTAGCACAAGCTTTCAATGCAACCCCAGTAGCTGCACCTGAACCAACAGCTGGCGCTAATGTATGTAAGCACGGTGCAATGACACTACGTTCAGGCGTAGGACAAAAGGGTCCGTGGTCAGGCTATATGTGTGCAGCTCCAAAGGGTGCGCCAGATAAGTGCGACACCATTTGGGTTCGATAACTAATGCGGGAGCCAAGTCAATACGAAGCTCCTAGTTGTGCAACAATCGGAGGGGACTTTTGGTTTCCCGATAACGAATCTGGTATTCCTGGCGCATCCACAGTTGATGCTACCTTTGCAAAGAATATTTGCAATAGGTGTCCTCATCGTAGAGAGTGCGCTGAATGGGGTATTAAGAACGAGGCTCACGGTATCTGGGGTGGTCTGACGATTAGAGATCGTCAACGCATCAGACGTGATCGAGGAATCAAAATCTATCAGGAGGACGACGTTGCTTAACCTTTCCCGTGCTTGGAGTGGTGTGCTTACCAAAGCAACACCGCTACCTGATGTGTGGAATGGGTTAGCAGTAGAAGGTATTAAGTTTCGCAGAGGCCAGGTATGTATGGTAGCTGCAGCACCTAATGCTGGTAAGTCTATGTTCGCTCTGATCTATGCAATCAAAGCCAAGGTTCCTACACTTTTCTTCTCCGCAGATACTGATACCACTACTGTAATGATGAGGTCTGTATCGCATCTATCTGGTCACTCACAAGTGACAGTTGAAGCAAACCTTTCTAATGATAGCAAGTACTACAATGCACACTTAGACAAACTTTCACACATCAAGTGGGTCTTTGATTCATCTCCAAACATTGATGATTTGGAGCTTGAGATCAGGGCCTACGTTGAACTCTATGGACAACCACCTGAGTTGATAGTCATTGATAACCTAATGAACATCACTGCTGAGACAGACAACGAATGGGCAGGACTTAGAGCAATTATGATGGAGCTGCACGATATGGCACGCAAGACTGAGGCCTGTGTGATGGTGCTCCACCACGTATCAGAACAGTCAGAGTATGGGTCACCTAGTAACCCACCTCATCGCAGAGCAATCCACGGAAAGGTCAGTCAGTTACCTGCACTGATACTTACATTGGGCTATGACCCAGGACAAGGAATACTTAAGGTAGCACCGGTGAAGAATCGGTTTGGCGCACACACTGCTGATGGAAGCAAGTTTGCACAGCTACTGGTAAACTACGCAGCAGTACAGATATCAGATCAAAATGAGTTCGGTTGGATGTTAAGAAAAGATACGATTGCAGGATACCAAGGAGGGTATAATGTCTGAACAACAGTTATCAAATAAGTACCGAGACAATCTCAAAGCAGATGCTTTGCGTGCAGAAGTTGATGCACTACGTGAAGATGTTAATTCCATCAAGGTAGACCTAACCAACTTCGTTGGTGCGCTGCTGCAATCTGGTGTTGTCGAGTTAGTCAAAGATGAAGAAGGCAACATCATCTATAAGATCAACAAGGTTGTACTGGTAGATGAGTCAGTACAACAAGACTAAAGGTTCTCAGTTCGAGACAGATGTAATGAAATGGTTACGCAATAAAGGTGTAGCTGCAGAGCGTTTGTCTAAAGCTGGGGCAAAGGATGAGGGCGATATCGTAACTGTTATCGCGGGAGAAACCTATATCCTTGAACTCAAGAATAGGGCAACCCTATCGTTGCCTGAGTTCTGGAGAGAAGCACAAGTTGAGGCGCTTAACTACGCAAAGGCTCGTGGTATCGGGGAAGTACCCTTGTCTTATGTAATAGTTAAGCGTCGCAACGCATCAATAGATCAGGCTTGGGTAATCCAAGACTTAACTCAATGGCTAAAGGAGAAACAGTAATGCCATTTGGTAAACTTGCTACACGAAAACAGTTACCTGTTAGGGAGATTGTTTATGTGCCTCATCAGTACGAGGATGTCTATTCAATGCTTGAAAGAAACATTATCAGTATCGAAGAAGCAAGAGAGTTACTACACATCAACGAACAACTAGATAATTTAAGGAGAAACAGTAATGCCAGTACCAGAAGGTAACATCACAACATCAGAGATACTTGTACCAGAAGTTGTACCAGTAGAGGAAGTAACAGAAGAAGCTGAAGATGATTTGCCAGAACTGTCATAAAGGCGGAGAAGAAAATAGCCTTGCCCACTACAAGCGTTCATCTCATTGGCACGATAAGTGTGACGATAAGGGGTGTGTATGCCAGCACAAGACTGGTCCAGGGTACGTAAAGCGGGACGGTTCAAAGGTGCCGTTGATGCAAACTCAATCCCCATAGGAGCAATTGTTTCGCACTATGGAGGTGAAGTACGTGAAGGCAAGAGTGCTTCGGTTCGTTGCTGTTTACATAGTGACAGTAGACGTTCAGCAGTTATCAATACTTATGACAATTTATATTTCTGCCATACCTGCGGTAAGGGTGGCAATGCAGCTAACCTAGTGTGCATACTAGAGAACTTGGAGTTTAACGATGGCCTCAAACGTGCAGTCGAAATTGCTGCTGGAAGCGGCGCAACAATACGCACAGGCAATAAGTCCAGAAGCTCTAGCCGTACTAGAAGGACGTGGGATCTCTGAAGAAACAGCTGGACTGTTTCAGTTAGGAACTATTACTAACCCAATCAATGGTCACGAAATGTATGAAGGGTGGCTATCTATCCCATACATCACAGCATCTGGTGGTTGTGTTGGCTTTAAGTTTCGCAGGCTAGACGATGCCAAGCCTAAGTATGGTTCACCTACTGGGCAAAAGGCACACCTGTATAACGTATGTGACATCACTGTTGATTCACCTTACATCGTTGTATGTGAAGGTGAACTAGATGCGATAGTTACTAGCGGTGAGCTTGGTATACCTGCCGTGGGTGTACCTGGTGTAGCTGCTTGGAAGCCACACTTTCCAAAGCTATTTGCGGGGTACGAAACTATCTATGTTGTTGGTGACAATGATGTTAAAGAGGATGGGTCTAACCCTGGTGCAGAGTTTGCTAAACGTGTGGCTAACGAGGTAATGAACTCACAGATTGTTACACTACCACCAGGTATGGACATCAATGATTACTACTTGGCTAATGGAATTGATGCTACGAGAAAGTTACTGATAGGGGAGTCAAATGTATGACGATGACAAGAAGCGAGTGGGACACGATGCTACAGACTTTGCAGCATATGGGCTTCCAGATCCTTTTAGTGGATATGCAAAGCGAGACGATAACAATACGTCCGATACCGACTCGATAGACTTTGACCACGTTAAGTTTGTTACTGATATGTGGGAAGTCTTAGATGGCGCAGGTAACCTGCTCATCAAGAAGCACAAAGACTACGGCCCAACCAATATCAGCCTATCTCCAGGTGGACCGCTCAATGGTTTGCGTGTGCGTATGCACGACAAGACTGCACGCATCAACCACTTGATTGATAGCGGTGCAACACCAGAGAACGAGTCACTACGAGATAGCTTCATTGATCTACTGAACTACAGTGCTATCGCACTGATGGTCTTAGATGGTAAGTGGCCTCGTGACTGAGCTGCACCCAGTAATCTATGACCTAGTGCCTAGCGTCGCTAACACTATCCATCGTAGGTATAAAGCTTACGTAGAAAAGGATGATGTAAAGCAGGAACTGATTGCTTGGTCTATGACTAGGGCAGAAGATCACATCATTGATCTAATGGAACCTGTTGAGGAAAGACGTAAGCACAACGAGCAACGCATTGCCTGGCAGATGAGACGTGTAGCAGAGCGATACGCACGTAAAGAGAAAGCTGCTAAGTCTGGCTATCAGACTAATGATGAAGCCTACTACGAGTCAGCTACGCTTGGTCAGTTGCTACCCTTTGTTATTGCATCAGTCATAGATGGCACAGTATTAGAGCAGGCACAAGAGATGATTAGAGATGGGCAACCTAAAGGTTCATCATCTCCAGCAGAAGGTGGCAACCTACTTGCTAACCTAATAGACATCAAGAATGGCTTTCTTAAACTAGACCAAGAGGACCAGGCTATCTTGCGTATGCGCCATCACGAGAGCTTTACCCTGCAACAGATAGCACAGGTATTAGAGTGTGCTATCTCTACTGCAGATCGCAGGTGTGCTCAATCATTGCGTAGACTGCAAGATAATTTAGGCGGGGTTAGCCCCTGGCAATGAACAGTATCTACAATGAAAACTGTTTGGACACTATGAAAGGTATGCAAGATAACTTCATAGACCTAACAGTTACATCTCCACCTTATGATGGCCTAAGAGTGTATAACGGATACTCATTTAACTTTGATTCAGTTGCTTCTGAATTGTACAGAGTAACCAAGCAGGGTGGTGTAGTTGTATGGATAATAGGTGACTCTACAACTAAGGGTAGTGAGTCTGGTACATCTTTCCGCCAAGCTTTAGGATTCAAAGAAGCAGGGTTTAATCTGCACGATACTATGATTTGGCGTAAGAGTAACCCTATGCCAAAGTTTAGAAGCAAGCGTTACTTTGATGTCTTTGAGTATATGTTTGTACTGTCCAAAGGACAACCTAAAACCTTTAACCCTTTGATGCAATCTAATAAAAGAGCCGGTGAACTTTATGATTACACTGCCAAAGTAAAAACTAAGGGCAAGGTTAGAACCAAGAAAACATTTAACATCAATGATGAGCGATACAAAGATAACATCTGGGAGTGTGCTGTTGCTAAGAACGATACTGACCATCCAGCTGTGTTCCCTGAGTCTTTAATTGCAGACCACATAAAATCTTGGAGCAATGAAGGTGACATAGTTTACGATCCATTTATTGGGTCAGGCACAACAGCTTTGGCGGCACGTTCGCTTGGTCGTGCCTACATAGGTAGTGAAATAAGCCAGGAGTATTGTCAGATTGCAGAGAGTAGATTATCTTGAACGAAGAGTTATTGTTTACCTTTTTGCGTGAGAGTTTGTATCCTGATCTAGTAAAGAGTGAAGGCATCTTCGATGCCTATGACTGTATCTCCAAGCAAGCAGGACACTACATAGAGTTAAAGTGTAGAGCTGCACACTACAACACCTTGCTGATTGAAGAGATGAAGTATCGCAAGCTCATTACCCAAGCTGCAGAGCGTGAACTTATTCCTTACTACATCAACTCCACTCCGCAGGGTATCTTCTCATTTGATCTGATGGATTTACCAGAACCAGTGTGGTTTAACCACCAGATGCCTGCGACTACAGAGTTTGATCGCGTCGAGAAGGTTGAGAAGCTAGTAGGATACCTACCAATAGAGGAAGCGGTACAGTTATGACATATGAAAAAGCCATTGAACAGTTTGAGATAGATCGTAAGTTCACTGAGATTATTCTTTACAGTTATGTTTGTTGGAAAGAATAAATGCAATACGACTACCGCTGCCCTGATTGTAATGCAGTGCTAACCATTGAACGCAGTATCCACGAAGAACCACGCGACCCTTCTTGCTTTGATTGCCACATAACTATGGTGCGTAAATGGGACTCACCTGGTGTCACCTTCAAGGGTAAAGGGTTTTACTCTACTGGCGGATAGTGTATACTTTAGATCTTGGTAGGCGACCGCCTATTGAGTGCTAGCAAAAAGCCCCCGTCAGTTACGGCGAGGGCTTTTTGTTTTGTTAAATGCTAGCTTCTAAACATTCTAAGCATTTGGTTTGACCTTCCGCGACGGTGTCATTGCCACACTCTTCGCAGATCTCTTCCAATGTGTCACCTTAATCAGCAGCTTGGATACCTTCCACTATCCACTCTACTACTGGTACTGCAATAGCGTTGCCCACTTGGCGATAGCGTGTCGAGTCAGATGATTGCTCCGTCCAGTTGTCAGGAAAACCCTGCAACCTCTCACACTCAACAGGCGTTAGCCTGCGTATTGGTTCTTTCTTGTTGACTACATAAGGCACTCTTGCCCCACCAGTTCCCCAGTAAGTAGCCACAGTTGGTGAGTACTTATCGTAGAAGCGTGTGTCACTTACCCTTGTAGCCTCAAACAACAGGGTGCGATCTGATACATCTTCCTCTTGCGTTTTGTGGGCAACCACATTTTCGAAAGCTTGACGCAGTTTCTCCGGTAATGATGGGCTTCTACGAAGTACTCCCTCTGCAGCTTTTGCTGTTAAATAATATTTCTGCTGGTTCGGTTGAGTCTTCACCACGCTTTCCAACAATGAATACTCGGCGCCTTCGCTGGGGTATTCCGAAGTGTTGAGCATCAAGCACACGCCAGCTGAGAGAATACCCGAGGTCGGCCATAGTCCCGATGACGACTCCAAAATCTCTTCCTTTGTTACTGGATAGCAAACCAGGGACGTTTTCGATGATGAAGTATTCTGTTTGCGTTTCTTCCACAAGTCTTGCAATCTCCCAGAATAACCCGCTTCTTTCCCCAACAAGGCCAGCCCTCTTGCCAGCAACGCTGAGGTCTTGGCAGGGAAATCCTCCCGTAATAATTCCTCTGCTTGGATTAAATCCTTCATCTATTAGATCCTTTCCCGTTACTGTAGTTACATCTGTAAATTGTTTTGCGTCAGGAAAATGTTGTGCCAGTACATCTCTGCACTTGGCATCTATCTCCACATTGGCAACGACCTTTACGCCTTGGCGTTTCATAGCAAGATCAAAGCCTCCAATACCAGCAAAGAGGCTAACTCCCGTTAGCATCAGTACCAGCCTCTGCGATCTGAATGTCGGAGAGAGCTGCAGAAACTGCCTCCATAGCGGTGTTCAACGTATCGTATAGCGTGAAGGATTTGAAGTTCAGGTTGTCCACTACGCTCTCTAAGGAGTTGAGCAATTCCGAAAGCTGAGCTAATTGGTTTGCCCGAAGAGTCTCTTGGGCGAGCAAGGTGGTCGAAGCGGGATTCACGGGTCCAAAGTGTGACCGCACACTCTCTCTGTTGTGCGTTGTATCCGAGTGCTCTGAGGAAACTAACTGCAAGTGCCTTGTTCTCACGCTTCTCCTCCATTGTTGCTTTCGTTCTCTCTGTCATAATCGGTACGTCCTGCGACATCTGGGACGGCGTTCGCCCTTGTACGTGTACTAATACTAAGCTTGCCGTCACCAACAAGACTCCAAATAGTGCCTTCTTGTTCATCTAGTTCTTTCTCCTCCGCTAGTAAATCTCTATACAGGTTTGGGTAAAGGTGAGACAGGCGCACTAGCGCACGATCTCTTGCCCTTCTATAGTTTCTATAGTGGATAGATTGCTTTCCACTTACTTGTTTCATCTTCCTACCTCTCTTGCAACGTTGATTAAATCTGTTACATCAATTGTTTGCCCTACTAAATGAGCGTCTTCCTCATCACTATCCCACGCACTAATCAATAGGCGTGAGCCTTTCGGTGCTAGGAATAGCCAGCGCATAGCATCTATGCAGCTAGCCCCTCCCCAAGTGTTGCCGCCGTCGGGTTCAACTACCTCATAGAACAGGATTAGATCAGACTTAGGCGGGTGCAAGGTATAAATGTTATTCATTCTCGCCCTCGTCCTCTAGTCCGAACAGGCGAGCCATAGCAGAGTTCGCCCTCTGTAGGTTCTTGATGGCGTTGTCTATATTTTCCTCTTGTAAATCTTTCCCAGCTTGGTCTAAGCATAGGTTCAATTTAGCCTCTAAGTATTCTTTATTCATTGTCTTCTCCCTCTTAGTAGTTTGCGTAGCGTTCTTCTATTTCTTGAATTCTGTCATTTATTAAATCCAAGATAATGCAGTAATCTTTTGGGTCATCAAAAAGAGGATTTTCAAAAGCCCTCTTGTACTCTTCCCTGAGTATCTCTAACTCTTTGCTCATTCTTCTCCCTCTTCTTTCAGTACTCTACCGTTGAAATCACTACTAATTATCTTCCACGCATCTTCTTCCCCAAAGAATAAACTCCAATCCCACCAGCGCGGATCGCCGTCATAGGTCTCTATCTCTAGGGTGATAGTCCACTTATCTTTCATTTGTTTTCCTCTTGTTCTGTTTTTACTGACACGATTTTAGTCTGGTATTCCACATTGTCTCCCTCACCGGTGACCGGTTCTTCAACCTGCGCCACGAGCTGCAGGACTAGCATTGAGATTTCCTCATCTGTTAGTTCCTTGTCTGTCAAAAATGAAATCGAAATTGTGTAGTTGTTGTCCACTAGTTGAGCCTCCCTCTGTTGTTGACTAGTTGCCTTGCCAAGCCTATCGCCTCTCGTTTCGTATAGCCAGCAAATATGCGTTCCCCAAGGTCTCTCTCTCCCTCGTAGGCTCGGACACGCCAAAACCCTCCGAGGATATTGTTGCCATCTTTTTCTGCTACCAGCTGAATTTTCATTGGTCTAGCACCTTTCTATATGCCCTCTCTATCCGAGCTTTTGTACAGGGTGTGCAGATTTTAACAATCTGCCCGTCGTATGGGAACAGGTTGCCACAATCTTGGCAGACTACATCTTCCATTATTTAACCTCCGTATTTAGACCGAAAATGAAACCGCCCCCGTTGCCCTCGGGGTCACAACTTATTTGGATCTTCCCTATTTCCCCGTCCTTAAACTTAATTGTAAAGGTCGGAAAACCCTCTCCAAATTCCTCTTCATCACTCATACCATCAAATGAAAGGATAGTGGCACCAACCAAATCGCCATAGTATTTTGCGTAGTATTCATTACTAGTCATTATGCAACCGCCTCTAGGTAGTAACCGAATTGGGCGTATAGTTTTATTAAACGCTTTACACAGGCAGGGGTTAGTTCGCCCTCTCCCACTACCTCTTTTGTCTCTATATTAATCAAGCGTGTGTACGCCTTGGCTTTTTTCACCTTGGGTTCTCCCTCTCTCTCTTTATTTTAGTTTTCCGATTAGAAAACTACCCACACCCTGCAACCTGAAAAAAGCTGCAGGGCGTGAGTAGGTCGCTATTCCTTGTGCATAAAGTGCCATAATGAGGCGGTAATCGCCCCAACTATGACACCCCAAAACGCAAGAACACCGAACAGGGTTATGGCATCTTCCAGCAAGGTTTCCTCCCATCTCGGACGGGAGAATTTCCCCCGACCTAGTGCGCCCTCGGGTATCGAACCCGACTAGATAGCCGACCTATGGGCGCGAACCTGCTATTTAATCAAGAGTTCGCAATCACTTTCCTCAATGCCTGAGACAACTTTTGGGTGTAGTTCTCGGGTCATAGCCTCAAATGCCTCGCTTGGCCAACCTGAACCGAAAACGCGACGCAACAGAATTGTGAGTGCGTATTTAGGGTTCGCCTCGGTTGCCTTATCTAGTGCCAAATACGCTTGGGTTGTATCGCCTAGGCGGTAAAGGAAAGAGGCGCGGATTGAGTTAATCGGTGCAATTTCCTCGGTGATAGTTGTGTCGTTTAGGTAGTTCATAAACGCGAGAACAAGCTCGGGCGTGTGATTTTCTGCAGTAATGCCTAGTGCAAAATCGCGCAGTTGTATGTCGCGGAGTGAGTGCGCCACGCTATTTTTTAGTGTTGTTTCAACTGTGCCATTCATTTCGAATTCGATTAAAGCATTTCGGAATTCATTTACTGCCTGTGCTTGGGTCTTAACTGTTGTTTCCATTTTCATTTATTCCTGTTCGGTAATGGGTCGCAGGGTTGCGACCTAGTGAAAATTGTACAGGACTATGCCCCATAGTGAGGACATTTCCCAGGGTAATTTTCCAGGGGAAATTTCGCCCTGGTGGTTCGCCCTGGTGGTTGGTTTCAGCTGGGTTTCGGGGTCGGTTCGCCTTGGTCAATTTCAAAATGGATCCAAATTCGGTCAGGGCTTGGGGCTTGGGTCGGCTCGGGTTACGAGCTGCAACAAGCTGCAACAGGTCAGGTCAGGTCGGGTCGGTTGCCTTGGTTGGCAGGGCTTGGGGTTGCCTCGGTTGAGTTGGGTCACCGGTTCGGGTCGGTCGGTCGGGTGCCTTGGGTCAGGGGTCGGGCTAGTAATCGGCTCGGGTTGGCAGGTCATCAGGTCGGGCAGGTTGGGGAATTGTTAAGGGGTCGCGGTCGGAGTATTAAGTCTTGGGGGTGCCGAATAAGTAGCAAGCCCGAACAGTTGTTCGAACCGCGCAGAACAGCGCAGGGCAGGGGGGGCAGGGCGCAGAACAGGCACCGCCAGCCAAAAAACGCGCACCCCCCATTGTTGAAATGTACACGGTACTACTCTGTGTACCGTCACAAAAAATATTTGCTAAAGTGAAATGCAGTACTTTCAAGCTTCTGACCTGCGGTTTTATATACTGTGATACAACTCACATTCCAAAAACGAGAAATGCGTTAAATTTCCTGCCTTATATATAGTAAGGGGCTTTAATAGGAAAGACCCTGAGCAGTTAACGGTTGGCCTCTAGCGAGGCCCCTAGGCCGAGCACTAACTTACCCCTCAGTTCGCTGTGGCTCCTTCGGGCGCTAAGCCCGAGCTGCCTAGTACTTTTAGTGGGGATAGCTCTATCTACTGGTAGATAAAACCTTCCTCGCCTAGTATAAAAATAAACCGATTCCGGCCGGTCCCCAATAAATTTTAGGAGATCACGTGGCTGACAATAGTGCTGATATCGCCAAGAGAATCATCCTTGGTTGTGTAGCAGAGGGTATGACCATCGAGCAGGCTTGTGCCTCAGCTGGCAAATCCATTAAGACTTACGAGTACTACCGACGTACCGATAAGGTCTTTACAGACAAGGTTGACCGAACACGCCTTGGTCTAAAGGACAAGAGCTTTATTGACTCCGATGTCCACGACATTACCTTTGCCGAGTTCCGCCAGAAGTTTCTGCACTCCCAGACATTTCCACACCAGCAAAATCTGGTAGATATGATCGAGGGTAGAGAGCCTGGTTGGCTGCACCCTTCTATGAAGTATGAGCCAGGACTGGCTAGTAATAGAATCCTGATTAACATTCCGCCCAACCACGCCAAGTCAATTACGATCACGGTTGACTATGTAACGTGGCAGGTAGTACGTAACCCCAACTTTAGAGTTTTGATTGTTTCCCAGACCCAGCAGTTAGCTGCCGACTTTCTCTACGCCATCAAGCAACGCCTGACTCATCCGATGTATGAATCACTCCAACAGGCTTACGCTGCTGGCGTAGGGTTTAACTCTAAGTCAGCTTCCTGGCAGGCAACCCGCGTCACCTTTGGTTCCGAGCTTCGTGAGTCTAGCGAAAAAGATCCAAACATCGAAGCTATTGGTATCGGTGGTCAGATCTACGGTAAGCGTGCAGATATGATTATCGTAGACGACGCTGTTACCTTAAAGAACGCTAACGAGTTTGAAAAGCAGATTCGCTGGTTAACCCAGGACGTACGATCTCGTTTGAACCCTACGGGCAAACTTGTAGTAATTGGTACCAGAGTTTCAGCTATGGACCTATACCGCGAGCTGCGTAACGAAGACCGCTACCCTGGTGGATTGGTCCCGTGGAAGTACTTGGCTATGCCAGCGCTTTTGACTACGCACGAAGACCCTGACAAATGGGAAACCCTTTGGCCTGCTAGCGATGCTCCCTTTGATGGTCAGATGGAATCTGATAAGAACGAAGACGGCCTCTACCCTAGATGGAATGGTCGCAACCTTTACAATGAACGCCAAGCTATGGATGCAAGTACCTGGGCTTTGGTGTATCAACAACAAGATATCTCAGATGATGCCATCTTTGATCCGGTATGTGTGCGAGGTTCTATAGATGGTATGCGTAAAGCAGGTCGTTTGGTTCCTGGTAACCCAGGCCATCCGCGTGATGTTAATGGCTTTTCTTTTATTTGTGGTCTTGATCCCGCTATGGTTGGTGATACAGCCGTCGTTTGTTACGCTGTTGATAGGGTTACACACAAACGCTATATCGTTGATGCTATTAAGATCACTAGGCCAACGCCTGCTGCGATACGCCAACTAATCTTTGACTGGACTTCCCTGTACCAGCCCAGTGAGTGGATAGTAGAAAAAAATGCTTTTCAATCATTCCTTACGCAAGATGAGGGCATCCGCCAAAACCTTGCCTCACGGGGTGTGCTACTGCGAGAACACCATACTGGAAACAACAAGTGGGACTCCGGTTTCGGTGTTGCTTCTATGTCCACCTTGTTCGGCACAAAACAGTTTGACGGAAAACACCATCGCGACAACCTTATTCACTTACCTAGTGACCAAACTGAAAACGTTAAGGCATTAATTGAACAGCTGATTACGTGGTCACCTACTACTAAGGGTAAGACCGATATGGTGATGGCTCTGTGGTTCTGTGAGATCAGAGCACGCGAGATGCTTAACCAGGGTTTACACAAGACTCATCATATGAAGAATCCTTTTCTATCTCGTTTCGAGGTAGGCAAACGAACAGTTGTCAACATAGATGAACTGCTCGCAGAAAAAGATCGCACATTCATCTAAGGAGATAAAATGCCAGCAGCAAAGAAGCCAGCAGCTAAAGGGTCAGTAGCAAAAACTTTTGATACATCAAAGTTAATACCAAAGATGACTCCACAAGATGCAGCAATGCTTAAGATTCTAAAGAAAAAATACGGCGCAGACGTATACAAGAAGTAAGGACTCCACATTGTTATCAGTCAAAGAAGTTGACGCTAAGCTAGCACGCTTACGTACTCGCTCATCAGCGCGAGATCAACGTATGCGTGATGTGCTTTCGGTGCGTCAGGGAGATATCTCTAAAGTATACCCTGCAATGTTTTCAGAGGAATATCCAAAGCCTCTGGTTGCAAACTTCATTGACGTAGCAGCACGTGACTTAGCAGAAGCAATGGCACCACTGCCATCCTTTAACTGCTCAGCAACCAATATGGTTTCAGATGCAGCACGCAAAGCTGCAGATACTAGAACTCGTATTGCAAACTTTTATGTAACAAACTCTGACCTACAACTGCAGATGTACACAGCAGCAGACTGGTATAACACATACGGTCTTGGTATTGCTATGGTTGAGATGGACTTTGAGGACAACAACCCTCGTATCCGTATGCTCAATCCATTTGGTACATACCCAGAGTTAGATCGTTATGGTCGTATGTTATCTGTTACTCAGGTTATTGTTACCGATGCAGAGACACTTGCTTCACAATATCCAGAATATTACGATTTAATTCTAGGCAAAAACCAGTACGCTCTTTCTTCTCCTTATATCTCAATGGTCAAGTACCACGACAAAGATCAGGATCTGCTCTATTTACCAGAGCGTAAGAACCTTGTTCTATCTCGTACACCTAACGTACTAGGTAAGCCAATGGGTTCTGTCGTAATGCGTTCTTCACTTGACGGTGAGGCACGTGGACAGTTTGATGATGTTCTATCAGTTCAGTTAGCTCGTGCTCGCTTTGCAGTATTGCAAATCCAAGCAGCAGAAAAATCTATCCAAGCACCTATTGCTATCCCACAGGATGTGCAAGAACTTGCTCTTGGTCCAGATTCAATTATGCGTTCTGCTAACCCACAAGGTATTCGTCGCGTTCCATTAGATTTACCACCAGGTATCTTTGCAGAGTCTGGTGTACTAGAGCGTGAACTACGCCTTGGTGCTCGTTACCCTGAATCTCGTTCAGGCAACATTGACGCATCGGTTGTAACAGGTCGTGGTGTGCAAGCACTACAGGCTGGTTTTGATACACAGATCAAGGCAGCTCAAGCACAGTTTGCTCGTATGTTCCAAGAACTTATCTCTGTTTGCTTTGAAGCAGATGAAAAAATCTTTGGTGGTATTCCAAAAACCATCAAGGGTTCAGATGATGGAACACCTTACGTTCTAAAGTACACACCATCTCGTGACATCAAGGGTGAGTACGGCGTAGATGTACGCTACGGAATTATGTCTGGTATGGATCCAAACCGTGCCATCATTGCTTTACTACAAATGCGTTCAGACAAGCTCGTATCTCGTGACTATGTACGTCGTGAGATTCCAATGGACTTGAATGTTACGCAGGAGGAACAACGTGTTGATATCGAAGAAATGCGCGATTCTTTGCGCGTGGCTGTTGCTCAGTATGCTCAAGCCATTCCGGCCCTTGCAGCGCAAGGCCAAGACCCTAGTGAGATTATCACCCGCATTGCGTCTGTTATCCAAGGTCGGCAAAAGGGCCAATCGCTAGAAAGCACAATCGAAAAAGCATTTACACCAGAACCACCACCTCCAGCCCCAGAGATGCTACCTATGGCACCAGGTATGGAACAACAACTTCCAGCAGCAGGAGCGGCCCCCGCCCCAGCCTCAGCGCAACCTCCACAAGAACAAGGTGGTATGGCCCCTGCTGCTGGTCAACGTCCCGATATAGCCCAACTACTAGCTGGTATCACCGGCGCAGCATAATCAGAGGAGGTGTAATATGAACCAAGGATCACGTGCAGCAGCACCAATGTCAAAGCCAGTTGAAGGCAAGAAGGATACCTCCAAGCCAGCAGGACCAGGCAAGGTAGTACCATCAATGATGCCAGCAGGACGACGCGGCAACGCAGTCAAAAAAGGGTAATAACTTTTTAATGAGAGGTGTACTGGGCGATGAAAGATGATAACTATATTCCTCGTCCAGTACGCTTGCTCGATCTTGTCGTAGTAGGCGTAGGCTTTATACATAACATAGCTTCATCAATAGAAACCTTAACAGGTGAACTAATGGAGTTAGCAATTTATCATTCAAATCATCTTACTCAAACCAACAGGGCTTGGGAAGATATGGCAGCAGATTTAGAAAAATTAGAGGAGGACCAACAGTGAGTATGATGAATCCACTGGCAGGACCAGCAGGTCCAGGCAAGTTCTCTACACGTACAGATAAGTTGGAAATGGGTTCCACAGCATACGGTGAAGGCGTTGAGACACAGGCTATTAAGTCAGGTGCTCCGCTATCCAAAACTGCTGATGTACGTCCTGCTCGTGCAGGAGATGTACGCGAAGCAGCAACACAGGAACCAGTAACAGAATTATTTTCACCATCACAGCGTCCAGAGGAACCTATAACTTCTGGAATTGATGTGGGCGCAGGACCAGGATCTAATGCAATGATGATGCGTCCTGAAATGATTGAAAAGTATTCCGATACATTGGCTAAGATGTTGCCATATGATGAATCAGGCGAGATTGCAATTTTGTATCAGGATATGCTTGCTAGAGGTATGTAATGGCAGATAGAAACCTACAACTTGCTGCGATGCAAGCGGGTCTTAATCCTGCCGAAAAAGCAAAGATTGATTCGTTATCAAAAGCATTAAACGCACATAAGAGTTTACTCGATATGCCTGCATCTGAGGCTCGAGTTAGATTTCAGTCACTGCCAGCAGATCAACAGCAATCTTTGACTGCAACATTTGGAACAGAACCACCAGAGGATAAAAAGCGTAGCGTTCTTGGCACCGCTTGGCACTATACAGGTGGCGCAATTATTGGCGGCCTAACAGAAATTTCAGATCTTACTACACGTGCATATCGTGCAGCAGTTATTGCTAACGAGAAAATTCCACTAGGTAGCGCAGAATACTACTTGCCTAAAAACTGGAACGTCTTAACTGATGCTTGGAAAAAATCAAATGACAACGGCGAGCTTGTATACAACGAAGGCCGACTAGAAGCTGCAAAGAAAAAGTACGGCAGTACATATGTTTCTATGGCGCAACAAGCCACAATGGGTAAGTCTCTTAGCGATTTTATTGCTACAGGTACCGAGGCTGAAAAGAAAATTGCAGCTTTAGCTGCAAAGGGGCAAGATCCTGTATGGCA